TTGGTAGAAGTATAAAGATAAGTGATTTATCAATGAACCAAACTAATCGTGAAATTAGGAATATCATGAGAAGAATAAGAACCCAATATGTTCAACTTCTTGGTTTATATCAAAGAAGATTTATTCTTTTACATCAACAAGGCGAAACAAACTATCAAAGAAAAGATGCTAAAAAGAAGATTGCTCAAACTTTAGGTATGCTTGAGAATGACAAATTCGCTCTTGACGACCAAAGACATAAGCATATTATACTAACTGCTCTTAGTTTTATAGAGAATGGAAATGATGATATTGGCTTGGTTAAAGCAGTATTACAACAGGCATTAGAACCATTGGAAGAGGAATGATTATGATTCAAGCAGGAGAAATGACAATTATTGATACCATAACTTATAGATGTATTAAAATTGATAAAGAAGGTTATGCTCATCTTAAAAATATATTACATGAGCAGGGCAGACCTAAATTAGTATTACAGAAGTATTGTCCTTATATCAAAGATAATGCAATTGTTATTCCGGAGAAACCACAAATACCAAAACATAAACCCAAAACAAAAGTGAATATAACAAAACTGTTTAAGGAAAATACAGATTTACAAGTTTCTAATCAAGCAAGGTATTTCGTGGGTGAATGGGTTGAAACGGCTTTATGCAACTTAATAGCCAACGCAGAAGAAAACGCTATAAGCAGGGGCGATAGTCGAATAACTGCCGCACATTTCTTTTGGTTAGAAACAAATACTGCACCTAATGGATATTGGCCGTCAAACATGAAATACATGAAGGAATGATTATTATGTTCAATGACCTTCATATTCAAGAATGGATAGAAAGTCATGGAACGGCTACGAGTTTTACATTCGTAGTATTTGGAGATTTGAAAGAAGAAGAAGTTGAACTCTTGATTAAGGGCGTAGTTATTCATCTCCAACAAATTAAGAAATACTCGGAAATGGCAGTATTTTTTGACCCAATAGATGAGAAGCAAGCGGTTGCTTGGAATACTTATCAAGGAACAAGTTTAGCGTTTATCTTTGCAGGAGACGCTTCGGAAACAGAAAATACCATCAAAGGAATAATCTTAGATGGGCTAAATTTTCTTAGATACAAATGCGAATACTTAGGAATAAAAGTAAGTGAGAATTATGTTTAGTAAAGATATGTTAGTAGGAATTTTATTATCATGTGCAAAAGTTCAGTTCAAGATTATTAGAACAGATGAATTAAAGATTGGCTACAAACCAATAGTGGGTTTGAGCATAAGAGGAAAGGCTAAGTTTCTACATGGTGTGCAACGGTCTTTGTTGCATTGGGGAGTATATTCTTCTTATCACAATGAAGAATCCTCTTCAAGACCAAAGCCAATACTCTATATTAGCGGGATAATGAACCTTAATAAAGTAATAAATAACATTCCCGACAATTTAGAAAGTCGTCAAGGTGAGTGGATTACAATGGACAAGGTAGTTAAAATGTTGGTAAATAAAGAACATTTGACACAGAAAGGATTAGATAAATTATTAGAATTAAAAGGGGTTATTTAATGGGATTAACAACAATGAATCAAAATAGAGCAATTTTAATAACAGGTAAAATAGGAACAGGAAAATCAACTATGGCTTTAACATTAGTAAAAGAACCAATGATTGTATTTGCTAATGATATTGATATTGATGTAGGTTCTTTTCCTGTGGAGAATGGTATTATAATAGAAGATGTGCATTATAAACCAGATAAACAAGCAATTCTATCTATTTTAAGAATTTATAGAGGACAAATTGTATTAACTTCTATTAAT